CTTTTCTAAATAATCTTTTACAAAGTAATAGTCAAACACAACAATTTTATCTGCTCGTTCAAAAATGTCCTGAACATACGGTTTTACATCTAAAAAACGAGGACAATCACTTACTGCAGAAAAATAAATTGAATTTATTTTTGATGCATTTTCCCAGCTTTCTTTTTTTCTTGGTTTACAATATTGGTCTATTAACACATCTTCGTTTTCGTCAATTATGGAAACCTGTAAAATATCGTTATCGTATTTTGCACTATTGTCATTGTAGCTTGTTGTTTCAATGTCGAGAAAGACAGTGCCATAATGTGCGTTTGCGGCGCGTCTTGCGTCCTGATCGGCGG